TCTAGACGGATATAGCATCCAAGAATTTGGAGGTGATCTAGTTTTCTTAGCCCCTGATGGTATTCGTACTGTTGCGGGTACAGCAAGAATTGGTGACGTAGAGTTAAGCTCTATTTCAAGACAGATTCAAGAGATCGTAACTGCTCTGACTACATCTACAAGTTCTTTTATTATTACAAGTGATGTATTGCGCTCTAAATCACAATACAGACTTTTTTATTCTACGATAGCTCAAGACCCCAGTGAAGCCAAAGGAATTATTGGAACTTTTACAGGCCAAGGTTTTGAATGGTCTGAAACAAAAGGTATTCAGGCTTTGGGTTTTGCTTCAGGCTTTAACAGCAATGGCGTAGAAGTTTCTTTTCACGGAGACAAAGACGGGTATATTTATAACCACGATACAGGCGATTCGTTTTTAAATGCCGGTAGTGAAGCTAATATTTTTGCAACCTATCAAACTCCAGATATTGATTGTGGTGATATAGGTACACGAAAAACTTTAAAATATGTGCGTACTTCTTTTTCACCCGAAGGTAATTTGCAACCAGTTTTAAGGTTGCGGTATGACTATCAAGACGTAGATATACCACAACCTTCAGATTATACGCTTTCTGATATTCCACTTCCTGCAATTTTTGGAAGCTCTATTTTTGGTATAGCAACTTTTGGAGCTAGTTCTGATCCAATGGTTAGACAAACAGTAGAGGGCAGTGGACATACCGTAAGCTTTAGAATTAGGTCAGATGATACTAGAAGCCCATATGCAATTAATGGTTTCTACATAGATTATATGCCATCAGGTAGGAGATAATAATGGCCCAAAGTTATACACGACAAAGTACATTTGCAGATGGCGATACAGTTACTGCCGCGTTATTTAACGACGAGTACAATCAGCTTTTAAACGCCTTTGCGTATTCAAATACTTCTGCCGCTTCTACGGGCCACAGACATGATGGCACAGCAGGAGAAGGCGGTAATATTCATACGATTGGTGACTTAGATTTTAATAATAAAATTGTAGTTGATAGTACAAACAATCGTTGGGGCTTTTATGTAGAAGTCTCTAGTGCCGCAGTAGAACAAATTCGTATTCAAGACGGGGCTATGGTTCCTGTCACAGACAGTGACGTAGATCTTGGAACGTCTTCATTGTACTGGAAAGATGCTTACATTGATTCAGTTACAACTACTGGTAATATTTCTATTGGTGGAAACCTTACGGTAACTGGCAATGCAACTATTTCAGGCAACCTTACGTTTGGTGATGCTGATACAGATAGCATTACTCTTACAGCAGATGTAGCCTCTAGTATAACTCCAGACACTGATGATACTTACGATCTTGGAAGTGCTTCAAAAAAATGGCGAGATCTTTATATTGATGGTACAGCCTACCTAGATGCTATTAACTTCAACGGTACAGCGATTACTGCTACAGCCGCTGAATTAAATATTCTTGATGGTGTCACAGCTACAGCAACTGAAATAAATGTCCTAGATGGCGATACAGCCGCCACAGCTACAACGCTTGCTGATGCTGATCGTGTTGTTGTAAATGATGCAGGCACAATGAAGCAAGTAGCACTAACAGACTTTGAAACTTATTTTGAAACATCTTTAGATACTCTTTCTAATGTTACAACTGTTGGGGCTTTAAACTCTGGTTCTATTGCTTCTGGTTTTGGAGCTATTGATACTGGCTCAAGTAATATTACAACAACAGGTACTGTTTCATTTGGAAGTCTTACAGACGGTGCAATTACAATTACGGCTTTTGTCGATGAAGACAATATGGCGTCTGACAGCGCAACGCTTGTACCTACTCAACAATCTGTTAAAGCTTATGTAGATACTCAAATTGGTAGTTTATCTTCTAGTCTTTCAGGACTTTCAGATACTAATATTACGTCACCCGCTGATGGGGCATTGTTGTTTTACGATACTGATACATCTACTTGGATTGACAACGTAGTATCAGGCGACATAACAATTGCTGACACAGGGGTGGCGGCTATTAGCTCTGGTGTTATTGTTAATGATGATATTAATGCTAGTGCGGCTATAAGCGTTTCTAAAACAGCTTTAGTAGATGGAACAGGTCTTACTCTCACTGGGGATACTTTGTCTGTAGATGCTTCTCAGACCCAGATAACAGCAATAGGCACTATTACTACAGGTACTTGGCAAGGCACAGCTATTGCAGATGCTTATGTTGCTAACGATCTGACTATTTCTGGTGGCACTGTAGACAATAGCGTTATTGGTGGTACTACAGCGGCGGCTGGTACGTTTACGGATTTGACAGCATCAGGCACGTTGACTCTTGGCGGTACAGCAGTAACGTCTACAGCGGTAGAACTTAACATATTAGACGGTGTTACAGCCACTACAGCAGAACTAAATTATACTGATGGAGTTACTTCTAATATTCAAACACAGCTAGATACAAAAGCTGAAACGGGCAAAGCTATTGCAATGGCTCTTGTCTTTGGCTAATTAAAGGGGAAAAATATGTCTGCGCCAAATATCGTAAATGTAGCAACCATTACTGCAAAATCCGCAGTAGTAAATTTATCTTCAACAAGTGCTACAGCCGTAGTTTCTAATGCCGCATCATCAGGCAAAGTATTTAAAATAAATAGTCTTGTAGTATCTAATGTCGATGGCTCTGTAGCCGCTGATATTACCATAAGCTATTATGATCAAGATGATATTGGTGGGACAGCTACAGAAATTGTTAAGACGGTTTCAGTTCCTCAAGATTCTACATTAGTTGTTATTGATAAAAACACATCAATTTATTTAGAAGAAGATCGTAGTATTGGAGCTACCGCTAGTGCCGCAAACGATTTAAAAGTTGTTTGTTCTTATGAGGAACTTAGCTGAGTTTAGGTTATGCGATTTATTGGCAAAGACCCCAACATCATTGACGCCTATTACACCGCTACGGCTGAAGGTGCGATTACGGCTGGAAAGCCTGTTATCGTCACTACTGATGGCAAGGTAAAATCAATTGCTGAAACAGCCGTACCGCAAGCCGCTGGGACACCAGTTGAGGTTAGTGGCGGTAATCTTGTCAATTTTGGTGTGGCGTATGACTCTGCTAACCAAAAAGTAGTGGTTGTATACAGGGACGTAACAAACAGTTCATATGCTACTGCGGCGGTTGCAACCGTTGACAACAGCGACAACTCAGTCAGCTTTGGAACGCCAGTGGTTTTTAACAGCGCAACTACCACTCAACTTGGCGCTAGTTACGATACTAATGCTGGCAAGATTGTTGCTGTCTACCGCGATTTCGGCAACAGCAGTTACGGCACGGCTATTGTTGGAACAGTATCAGGGACTTCGATAAGTTTTGGCTCAGAGACTGTTTATAACAGCGCGACTTCTGAGGAAAACCATATTGCTTACGATTCTACCGCTCAAAAACACGTTATTGTTTATCATGATGGAACTAACCTAAATGCCATTGTTGGCACGGTATCGGGAACGTCAATAAGTTTTGGCTCAGAAGCAACGGTTTACACAAACGCCGATTATGGCCCTCCAGATGTTGTCTATGACTCTGGAAACGACAAAACCGTGGTGTTTTATGCGGACAAAGACGACGGCAACACAGGCAAGGCGAAGGTAGGAACTATATCTGGAACAAGCATTAGTTTTGGTTCTGCCGGGCAATTCCAAGATACAAGTATATTGCGTATATCTGCGGCATATGACAGCAGTGCTGGTAAGGTAGTGGTGGCATACGCAGATGGAGAAGATTCAAACAAGGGAAAAGCCGCAGTCGGCACCGTTAGTGGTACGGGGATTAGCTTTGGAACTCCTGTGCAGTTTGAGTCTGGAGCAATAAGTAGAGACACAACAACCTCGTATGATGCAAGCGCAGGCAAAATCGTTATAGCCTATGAAGATGTTGGCAACTCTGAATACGGCACTGTTATAGCTGGCGCAGTTAGCGGTACGTCGATTAGCTTTGACACCGCATTGGTGATTGAAGATAGTGCCACGGATGAATTTGGCTCTGTTTATGACGCCAACGCAGAGAGAGTGGTTATATTTTACCAAGACGAAGGCGATTCCAATAAGGCCAAAAGTGTCGTTTTCCAAGGGGCAAGTACTGCCACAAACCTTACAACGGAAAACTACATAGGCATAACGGATCAAGCCTACACCGATGGGCAAGACGCCACTGTAGCAGTGGTGGGCTGTATAGACCGCAATCAAACCGGCCTGACGCCCGGCCAGCAATACTTTGTTCAAACCGATGGCACATTAGCCACGACAGCAGATGATCCGTCAGTGCTGGCTGGCACGGCTATATCCGCTACTGAACTGGTGGTTAAAGAATGAAAGCTATAGGCGATACGCTACCAAGAAGGCTTAAGGCCACGGCGTCAGGGTCATTATCAGGCGGTGACACGGTTATCGTAAACAGTGACGGTACGGTGAGTGTTGTTGCGTCGACGGTTGTCTCAGAAGCTGTTGGGACACCGGAAGTGTTTGAAAGTGCGACCACTGTTGATACCTCCGCCGCCTATGACGCTAATGCTCAAAAGGTGGTGATAGCCTATCAAGACTCAGCAAATTCTGAATACGGAACCGCTGTTGTAGGAACAGTAGACGCGACCGACAATTCAATCAGCTTTGGAACGCCTGTAGTGTTTGAGAGTGTAGGAGCTTCTCAGACATCATCAACCTACGATGCTAATGCTCAAAAAGTGGTTATAGCTTATAGAGAGAGGAATTCTGATGACGGCAAAGCGGTTGTGGGAACCGTAAGTGGAACCTCAATAAGTTTTGGCGCGCCAGTGGCGTTTGACAGTGGGAATGTTTTTTATATTTCATCCGCTTACGACACTAACGCCCAAAAGGTGGTTATAGCTTACCAAGACTCTGAAAACAGTAATTATGGAACCGCTATTGTCGGCACGGTGAGCGGCACTTCAATCAGCTTCGGCACAGCCGTAGTATTTGAAAGTGCGGCTTCTTACGATGTATCAGCCGCTTACGATGCTAACGCTCAGAAAGTCGTTATAGCTTACAGAGACTTCGGAAATACTAGCGACGGTACTGCAATAGTTGGGACTGTTAGCGGTACGTCAATTAGCTTCGGTACTCCTGTTGTTTTTGAAAGTGGGAGTGCTGAATGGAATTCAGCCGCTTACGACGCTAACGCTCAGAAAGTCGTTATAGCTTACAGAGACGGTTTAAATAGTAATTACGGCACTGCTGTTGTAGGAACAGTTAGCGGAACCTCAGTCAGCTTCGGCACACCCGTAGTATTTGAAAGTGCGAATTCTGTTTATATATCAGCCGCTTACGATGCTAACGCTCAAACGATTGTTGTGTCGTATCAGGATGGTGGAAATTTTGATCGCGGTACTGTAGTAGCCGGAACAGTAAGCGGGACTTCAATTAGTTTTGAGACGCCTATAGTGTTTGAAACTGGTACAACTAACCGCATTTCATCCACCTATGACGCTAACGCCCAAAAGGTGGTTATAGCTTACCAAGACTCTGGAAACAGTAGTTATGGAACCGCTGTTGCGTATCAAGCTGGCTATACGGATGCAAACCTCACCTCCGAAAACTACATAGGCATTGCAGAGTACGCGGCGGCTGACACAGAAACAGCCACAGTGCTTATCAAAGGCGGCGTTAGCACCACGCAGTCGAGCCTGACACCCGGCCAGACATACTTTGTTCAAATAGACGGAACACTGGCCCTCACAGCAGATGATCCCAGCGTTACTGCTGGCACGGCTGTTACATCCACCAAGCTAATAGTGAAGGGCTGATATGAGCTATATAGGCAGACAGCTTAATGTACCAGCCAGCACGGTTCAGCGGACGGCGTCAGGGACATTATCAAGCGGTGACACGGTTATTGTAAACAGTGACGGCACGGTGAGTGTTGTGGAGGGCGTTGCTCAGGGAGTGGGGTCGGCTGTTGTATTTGAGGAAGCCAACACAAATGATATTTCTGCTACTTTTGATTCTGCCAATAACAAAGTGGTCATTGCGTACAGAGACTCTGGTAATTCAAATTACGGAACCGCAATTGTTGGCACTGTTAGCGGCACAAGCATTAGCTTTGGCACACCTGTAGTCTTTAGAAGTGTGACAGCAGTTAGTGTTTCTGCTACTTTTGATTCTAACAGCAACAAAGTTGTTGTTTCTTACACCGTCTTTACAAACAATGGGGAAAGCATTGTTGGTACTGTAAGCGGTACTTCTATTAGTTTTGGATCTCAAACATTATTTGATAGTCAAGATGTTCGAGAGCCTAAATCGACGTTTGACTCGAGTAACAACAGAGTTGTCATTGTTTACAGTGATTTTAACAATTCTAGGTACGGTACGGCTATTATCGGCACTGTAAGCGGTACTTCTATTAGCTTTGGCAGTAAGGTTGTGTTTGAGAGTGCTGAAACAAATAATCCAGCGGCTACTTTTGATTCTAACAGCAACAAAGTTGTTGTTGCTTACAGGGACGAAAACAACGGACGTGACGGTACAGCGATTGTAGGTACTGTCAGTGGTACTTCAATTAGCTTTGGAAGTGCTACGGTCTTTGATACGGGGTACGTCAGAGATCCTTCACTTACTTTTGACTCCAGTAACAATAAAGTTGTCATTGCTTACAAAGATGAAGATAACTCATTTTTTGGTGCCGCCGTAGTAGGCACTGTAAGTAGTACGTCTATCAGCTTTGGAACGCCCGTTGTTTTTGAGGAAGCCAATACAGATAATATTTCTACCACGTTTGATTCTGCAAATAACAAAGTTGTTATAGCTTACGACGACAATGGAAACTCCAGTAAAGGTACCGTAATTGTAGGCACGGTTAGTGGAACTTCTATAAGCTTTGAGACTCCCGTTATTTTTGAAGAAGCTACTACTGCTACAATTTCAACCACCTTTGATTCTAATGAAGATAAAATTGTTATTGCTTACAAAGATGACGATACTAATTACGGAAATAGCGTAGTATTCCAAAACGGCTCCACCAACCTCACCTCCGAAAACTTTATCGGCTTTGCAGAAAATGACTGCGCCGACAATGGCCTAGCGACGATTCAGCTAGGTGGCTCAGTCAACGATAAGCAAACCAGTTTAACCGCAGGGCAAACTTATTTTGTGCAGACTGATGGCACAATAGGAACCACTGCGGATTCACCGCCTGTAACAGCAGGAACCGCAGTTTCATCAACTAAAATACTTGTAAAAGGGTAAATTAAA